AAGCAATGCAATCATGGCTGCAAAACAACGCCAAGGAACTGACTCGCGTCGGTGTTGACCCTAATAACGTTGCTCAGATGTATCAGCAGAACCCTTCAGGATTTGGTGAGTTTGTTGATCACCTTGGAATGGCTGCTCTTGGTCCGATTGATTACTTCAATGTTCAGGACAAGATGGCTGGTCGTGAGATTGATCGCGGAAAACTTGCAGAGACAATCCGCAGCAATCAGGCTGGCGAGGCGCTAACAGCACGAGGCCAGAACATCACGATGCGCGGTCAGGACTTATCTGCTTCTACTGCGCGACGCGGGCAGGATTTGGCAATGCAGCGAGCGTCAACAAGAGGAACCGCTGGGAATGATGAGCGTACAGTTCAGTTATCAGATGGCAGAACTGTAACGGTAGGCGGTAAACTTCACGGCGCTGGTGCTAATGCGTTCTACGAAGGCATCGACAACGAGGGGAATATGGTTCGCGTTCCTGCCAGTTCAATCGCAGCGCCTGCAACATCGTCTGCATCAGCACAAAACTATGCCATGAAGAAGGATATCGACGCGATCGCAAATGCAGACGCTTCTGCTCTCGATTTCATGACAGGAATGACAGGCGGTGCAGGTAATCCAGCAATTGGTGCTGATGTTCGCAGCCGATTAACAGGAAAAGAGCAGCGCCAGTTATATAACTCAGCACAACGTATTCAGGGCAGAATGCAGAATCAGGGTGTGGCGGCAGCAAGGGACATGGGTGCCAGTGGTATTAACACCGTTGCAGAAGCGAAGATGTATTTTCAGGGGATGCCGCAGGTTGACTATTCAAGCCCGGAGGCTATGCAGCAGTCGATTCGTGAAATTCAGGAATACACCAACAATTACAACCAACAATATAACGTTAATGTTGGTAAATCTCAGCGGAAGCAATCTCAACCTGCACAGGTATCACAGCTAGCAGCCAGCAGTAACTTTTCTTCACTATGGGGTGATTAATGGCTAAAGCATGGAAAGATGTTATCGCCTCTCCACAGTATCAGGCGTTAGCACCAGAACAAAAAGCGCAGGCTCAGGAGCAATACTTCAATGAAGTCGTGGCCCCGCAAGCCGGAGAAAATGCAGAGCAGGCTAAGCAAGCTTTCTATGCTGCCTATCCATTGCCATCTGTGCAGCCAGTGGAGACACAACAACCAGTAGCACAGCAACAACCACAGCAAAGTGGATTTATGTCTGATCTTGGCGAAGCAGTAAAAGAGACTGGTCGCGGACTGGTACAGGCTGGCGTGAACGTGGCAAACATACCTGCATCAGTTGCCGATGCTGTAACAAGCGCGGCGGCATGGGCTGGCGGTAAACTCGGTATTGGTGATGGTACATATCAACCAGCGCCACGAGTAACAACGCAGGGATTAGAGCAGGACTTTGGCCTTCAGCAAGGCGCGCTGACTCCACAAACTACAGAGGGAAGGGTATTTGCTGAGGCATTGCCTTACCTCACTCCTGCTGGCATTGAGAGAGCGGCAACACAGGCACCAACACTCGCTGGTAGAATTGCTCAGGGTGCAACTCGCCTTCTCGCTGAAAACGCAGTCGGGTCACTTGCTGCAAATAGTGCGAAAGATGATGCGGAAGCACTCGCTACCGATTTAGGCGTTGGCGTTCTGGCTGGCGGCGCTATTAACGCTGCCGGACGTGGATTAGGCGCTGCTTATCGTGGCGTTCGTGGTGCTATTGCACCAGAAGCGCAGCAAGCTATCAGATTTGCAGAGCGTGAAGGAGTGCCTCTGCACACCACAGACCTGTTACAGCCTACTTCCCGCGTCGGAAAAATGGCGCAAACGACAGCAGAAAATATCCCCCTGGCTGGCACAAGCGGAATGAGAGCAACGCAACAGGAAGCGAGAAGCCAGTTGGTGCAGAGATTTGCTGATAAATTCGGCGAGTACGATCCGGCAGTTGTTATTGACAGCCTTAAAGCGAAAACATCAGGAATTCGGCGTGCCGCCGGTAATCGACTGGAGCAGGTTCAGAATGCTATGGCTGGAGTAAACATTCAGCCTGCGCGAGCAATTCAGCAGATTGATACTGAGATATCTAATCTGCAGAAGCTTGGTAAGGTGGCTGATAACGAGACTATTTCAAAACTTCAGTCATATCGTGATGAGCTTGTTCGCAATGCTGATCCTGATGGCCCGGTCAATCTGGATTTGAAGCAATTAAGCGATCTGCGCAGCCAGTTCAGAATGGACGTGAAGGGTGAGCGACCAGTGTTACCAAACCGTTCCGATGCTGCCATTCAGCGAGTTTACAAGGCGATGACCGACGATATCAATGGTGCCATTGGTCAGAATCTTGGCAATGATACTCTTCGTAAATATCAGCAGGCCAATGCCGTCTACGCTGACGAAGCGGCGAAACTAAAGAATACCAGGCTGAAGAATGTTCTCATGAAAGGCGACCTGACGCCGGAAGTTGTCAACAACATGCTATTCAGCAAGAACAAATCGGAAATTAAGACTCTGTATAACTCAGTTGGTCGTGTTGGCAGGGCGCAAATGCGCAATGCCATCATTGGAAAGGCGATGGAGAAATCAGGTGGTTCCCCTGACCAGTTCCTTCGGCAGCTTAATATCCTGCAAAAACAGACTGGCATCACATTTAAGGGGCAGGACGCTGCTTATCTGAAAGGATTAAAAAACTACCTGCAATCCACGCAGCAGGCTGCAAAAGCGGCAGTAACAACACCCACAGGGCAGCAAACTATCCCGTTCATTATTGGGTATGGGACGGCAATGAACCCGACGACAACTGGCGCAGCAGTAAGCTACGGACTTCTTACTCGCGCCTATGAGAGCGAGCCATTCAGAAATGCAATGCTCCGAATGGCAAACACCCCACGCGGTTCAACAGCGTTTGAGAAAGCCATGCAGCAGGCACAAAAGGCAATTAACGCTATGACGCAGGGGGCTAAGTCTTATGCGTTGTCAGAATAGCTTTTCAAACACCAGGAACGTGCAAAAACCAAATATGTAGAACGCGAGGTTTATCGTATCCCTCTGCATAGGCGATACCTTTGCTGATTGTTATCTGATGTTACTGCTACTGTTGCATGTGACTGTATTTCCAAACCCTGAATTGCAGTTTGTGTAAGTGTCAACTCGTGTTGGATAGGGTTGAGTTATAACAGGCTGTCTCGCTTTTTGCTCGATCGCTTGCATTGTGTTTACAGCCTGATAATTCAATAAAGCCTGCTGGAATGCTTGGCTTTGTGCTATTTGTTGGGCTTGTTCTTGGCTTTGTAATTGAACATAAAGATTCTGAAGCTCAAGTCTTGCCTGTGCGTCACTTATCTTGCCTTCATCGGCACCTTGCCCGAGCATCTTTGCAGCAAGGACATACAGCTTAGGTGTTGGTGCTGATGCCATGCGTGAGTCGTTCTTCACACTGGCATCAAGGCAATTAGCCATATCGCTAAGCTTTTGATAGCGTTGTTCGCAACTTGCTTGATAGTCACTTACTTTTGCGCATCCAACCAGCAGAAGCGGGATAATTAACAGTGATTTTTTCATATGGTTAACTCTCCTTAGTTTTTCACAGGATAGCATGAAGGCAATGCCATTTTAGCCGGAAACTAGATTTCTATGTTTCCTTTTTATTATTGCTATACATGGTCTTAAGCGTTTCAAAAACCATTTTCTTAACCATATCAGATTGTTGTTCTGCCATAAGCTCTGCATCATCAATGTAAACGGATGCAGAGCTTTGTTTAGCCAACGATTCTTCAATCGCTGCAATTATCTCTGAGTTCAGCGATCTGTTATTCATCTTCGCACGCTGCTTAATTTTCGCGTGGAGTTCATGCGGAAGTCTCAAGTGAAACTGCGCCTCATCGTATTTGCTGTACATCCTTGATGCCTCACCAGTTGGGTGGAATGGCATCGTAACCTACTGGATAAATACTCAATAGTACCATTTCGGTATGCAATCACATCATGGTTGCATCATATCATTCGTCTGGAGCAATGAAATGTCAGATATCACCGCAAATGTTGTGGTAAGCATGCCTTCGCAACTCTTCACTATGGCGCGTTCTTTTAAAGCGGTTGCCAATGGCAAAATTTATATCGGAAAAATTGACACTGACCCGGTAAATCAAGAAAACCAGATTCAGGTTTATGTAGAGAACGAAGACGGCTCTCATGTTCCTGTTTCACAACCAATCATCATTAACGCTGCTGGATATCCGGTATATAACGGGCAGATTGCCAAATTCGTTACCGTGCAAGGCCATTCTATGGCTGTTTATGATGCATATGGTTCGCAGCAGTTCTATTTCCCGAATGTGCTGAAGTACGATCCGGATCAGTTAAGACAGGAGCTATCGAGCTCATTAGATGGGTATGGGGATTCTTTAGTTGCAGTTAAACAAAATTCCCTAGGCTCTTTGGAGAGAACGCAACATGAAAAAAATGCAGATGTTATAGATCTTCGTGATTTCGTTGATATTTTTGATGGTTCTGATATGTCAGACGGAGTGCAATCTGCACTTGACGCTGCGGAAGGCCGAACACTTAAAGTACCAGGTGGAGGAAGTAAAGTTGGCATTTCCAGAACAATGTATATTCGAGCGGGAACGAAAATAGAATGTGAAGGTAAGTATGACAAATGGGATTCTTCACCTAATACTGGCTTTAGGTTCATAACGATAGGGGAAGGTAATCCACAACGTTGGACTGATATAACAGGAAGTGACTTAGCTGATGATACGCCTATGTTTGTAGCTTGTGGCAATGGTGTTGAAATCGGGCAAGGCATTACTCTTATTACAGAAACAAACAATTGGTCAATTGGTATTTTCTTCCCATGCGTAAAACAATGCGCATTTCATGGACAAGCTTTTGGTTTTACTGATGGCTGCGTTTATCTGGATGCCACGTGGAGCGATCGCAATATAACAATGAAAACTCTGCACCCTGAAATAAATCCATCAACCGGCATGAATGAATTCTACATGAATTTTGCTTGGTGTATTGCGGAAGAAGCTGGGTTCGGATTGAAAATTCAGGGAACAACTCGCCCAGGAGATGCTTCTGCAAGTGCTGATGACTGGATATGGGGATGGGGAGGGACATCTGACATCAGAATTTATAATAGTAGGATTGGAGGAACAGGTGATAATGGGGGGGCATTTTCTCATGACTGTCAACTTTTTGGCGAAGGAGTTTATGGTCAGGGGGTAACCTTACGAGATTGTGGATTAAGAATATCTGGAACCGCTAGATATAGCGTTAAGCTTGATAGATCAAATCGCATTATATTTGATGGCGTATATGGTGAGACCGTCGGTAGCGTAACCCAAGAGTTTGCAATTACTTCGCGCACAAGAAATAGCATAGATGGAATAACTCGTGTTAACGATAAAATAGGTGCTGTAGTTACTATTGATGGTGTGGCAACTACTGCAACTGGATCTAATGTTCCATGGAGCGAAACTCGTTGTATTTCTACAACTACGGCCAATGGAAAAATATGGACTCCAAATATTGAGGGGGCAAGAGGTGGTAGTCAGCCAGTAAGATTTACAACTTTTTCTTCTGATAAATCTTTCCGATTCTGCAGTGATGATGGAAATGAAAGAACAGAAAATGTAATCATTACAAATACAACCATTCGAGGCGTCAGAGCTGATGAGCTGACGGTTGGTACTACAGCATTTCCTTGTGCAAATGTACAAAGTAAAGGTGGTACAATTGGTTCTGTGGCATTTATACCTGAGGCTGCTATTAGACCAATATCTGCTAATTCTATTGCTTGCGGAACATCTGGATTTCCGTGGTCAGGAGGAGCGACGCAAACAGCATTTTCAGTGACGTCAGACGAAAATGCCAAGGGTAAACCATTAGAAATTACAGATGAGATATTAGATGCATGGTCTGAAGTCGAGTTCTATCAATATCAGTTTCTTGATCGAATAGAGGAAAAGGGGGCTGATAATGCTCGCTGGCACGTTGGGATAATTGCGCAAAGAGCTAAGGCTGCATTTGAGAAACATGGTGTTGATCCGACATCATTCGCTTTTTTTTGTTTTGACGAAGAGAAAACATATCCTGCCATATATGAAACTTTACCAGCAGAATATGATAATGAAGGAAATTTAATAAAAGATGAGCGTAGTATTCTTGTCTCAGAGGAGGTCACTATTCCTGCTAGATATAGCATTCGTTATGAAGAAGCTCTCATTCTTGAAGCAGCATTAAATAGGAGGGAGCTAAAAAGACAAAAAGATATTATTGATGAAATAATGAGAATGATTTCTACTTGTGAATTTAAATCATGACATGTATTAGTCGATACTTGAGCTAACAAAACACTTTGAAATGTTGATAGTTACCGATATTGATATAGTTCCAAGTCATTATACAAAACGCTAGGTAACTATCATGTTTCATGCCACAAATTCAGTAGTAACGCTGAGACAAACAAAGCTTTGCACTTGATTGCAAGGCGTTGTGCTCTTCGATAGTGGTTAAGGTGGATCACTCCCCCTTTTCATCAAGCCAGTCTGCGCACCACTGCATCATCTCCCTGCGCTTATCGAGATACTGCGCATGGTTGTAAATACCGCGCACAGATCCGCCGTTGGCATGTGCCAGTTGCACTTCAATAGCATCAGCAGGCCATTCGTGCTCGTTCATAATCGTGCTGAATTCATGCCTGAATCCGTGACCGCTTTCCAGCCCTTCATAGCCAATTTGTTTGATCACAAGCAATACCGCGTTCTCGCAGATTGGCTTCTTCT